ACAAAAAGTTACTGGAGCGAGAAGATCCAAAACTTGAAAGAAAAATCCACTTCAAACGCATCCGAAAGGCTGCGAAACATAAAGCTGATCAAACACCCGAACGGCTCCGCACTCGACTAACTGTCAAGCAAGCCCAACTCACTCAACTCAAAAGGACACTATGAAACTTAATCTGTACTCCGTACGCGACACTGTCGCAGCAACTTTCTGCCGCCCCTTTGCGGCCATCAATAACGGCCTTGCAGTCCGCGATTTCGACATCGCCGCCCGCGATCCTGCTACGCAAATCTCAAAAACACCTCAGGACTTTGCCCTCTATCTCGTCGGTACATTCGACGAGGACACGGGCACTATCACGCATCAAACACCCGAACTTCTCAAGTTCGCAATCACTAACCAGGAGGCTTAAATCATGTTCGGCGCAAAACACAGCAAGACACCGTCCCATATGACCCACCAATTCAGCCAGGTGCCGAAAGCGGAAATCCCGCGCTCATCCTTCGACCGTTCCCATGGCTATAAGACCACCTTCGACGCTGGCTACCTGATTCCCATCTTCATCGACGAGGCTCTGCCTGGCGACACTTTCAACGCCAGCATGACCGGCTTCGCCCGCCTGGCTACGCCGATCTTCCCCGTCATGGACAACATGTTCATGGACACTTTCTTCTTCTCGGTCCCCGTTCGCCTCATCTGGGATAACTGGCAAAAGTTCAATGGCGAACAGATCAATCCTGGGGACTCCACCGACTTCACCGTCCCCCAGCTCACCAACTCAACGAGTGCCTTCACGGCCAACTCCCTGGAGGACTACTTCGGCCTCCCCATTGGCGTTCAAAACCTGTCGGTCTCTGCCCTCTGGCACCGCGCCTACAATCTTTGTTGGAACGAGTGGTTTAGAGACGAAAATTTGCAGGACTCCGTAGAGGTTCCCAGGGGCGACGGCCCCGATCTCCACGCATCCGGCACCTACAACCTACTCCGCCGTGGCAAGCGTCACGACTACTTCACGAGCTGCTTGCCGTGGCCCCAAAAAGGCCCCGCCGTGAACATCCCACTCGGTGGTAACGCCCCGGTTATCGGCATCGGCAAACTAAACCAATCTTGGGCGGCCACGCCGGGCAACTTCTACGAGACTGGCGGCACAGGAGCTACGAGTTTCGCTAGCTATCGCAACATAAACCCCACTCCGCCAGAAACTACTTTCGCCGTCGAAGAGGACCCCGCGAATCCCGGGTTCCCCGGTATTTACGCCGATCTTACCAACGCCACCGCCGCTACAATCAACAGCCTCCGTCAAGCGTTCCAAATCCAAAAGATTTATGAACGTGACGCGCGCGGCGGCACCCGTTACATCGAATTGATCAAGAGTCACTTCGGGGTCAGTTCACCCGATGCCCGTCTTATGCGTCCTGAATACCTAGGGGGGGGTTCAACCCCTATCAACATAAATCCCGTTCCCCAAACCAGCCCGACCGGCGCTTACGCAACAACTCCCCAGGGAAACCTTGCTGCCTTCGGCACGGCCCAGCTCCACAACCACGGCTTCACCACGTCCTTCACTGAGCATTGCGTAATCATCGGACTCGTATCCGTCCGCGCCGATCTGACCTACCAACAAGGCCTAGACCGCATGTGGTCACGCAAAACCCGCTTTGACTTCTATCTTCCAGCCCTCTCCCACCTGGGAGAACAAGCTGTCCTTCAGCAGGAAATCTTCGCGTCCGGCGTACCTGCAGAGGACGAGAAGGTTTTCGGGTTCCAAGAAAGATTCGCAGAATATAGATATAAACCCTCACGCATAACAGGGGAATTCCGCTCCTCCTTCGCTCAATCCCTCGATGCCTGGCACCTGGCTCAAGACTTCGCCACGGCCCCTGTCCTGGACTCGGCCTTCATTGAGGACAACCCGCCGATCGACCGAGTAATCGCCGTCCAGGACGAGCCGCACTTCCTCTTCGACGCCTACTTCCGGCTGCGCTGCGCCAGGCCAATGCCGGTCTATGGCGTCCCTGGCCTGATCGATCATTTCTGATCATGTTCGATCCTGCCAGCATCGCCGGCTATGTCTCCCTTGCCAACAGCGCGAAATCGCTGTTTGGCGGGAGCAAGGACGAGGGCGATTCCATGAAATCGCAATTTGCTTGGAACGCCTACTCCACTCTCATGAATCCCCTATTCCAGGTCAGGGGCCTTCGCAAAGCCGGACTAAATCCAATGCTTGCCGTAGGCAAAGGCATCCAGTCCGGCCCCACCGTCACCGCTTCACCTGGTGCTGACGATCAACAACGCACTAACCGCACAGCAGCTGCTACTGCGGCCGGCCTTGCTGCTGCTCAAATCGCCAATTTACGTGCGAACACCGACAAGGCCCAGGCCGAAACTGCATACACCAATGTCAACTCCGCCCGTACCGCCCAGGAGATCGAGGTCCTGAAACAAGAGGCTCCGCTCAAAAATGCTCAACACAATCTCGCCCAGGCTCAATCCGGCCTGGTAGGACAACAAAGCATAGAGTCCTACGAGAGGTCCAAGCTCCTGGTGCAACAGGTCGTCCAGTCACAAGCTGACACGGCCAAATCACAAGCCCAAAAGGACGAGTCGATCGCCAGGACAAACTACACCCAGGTAGAAATCCAACAGGCCCAGGAAATCCTCAAGGGCCAGCTCCTGGAAGGCAAGATCGACGAAACTAAATTCGGCGACGCAATGCGTCACCTTCGCCGACTATCTCAATCGATAACCGGACTCGGTTCGATTGGAAAAGAAATCTCTAGAGGGGGTCGCTGACCGCACCTATACACAACCCTATCGTTAGGAAAAAACAGTCGGGGCCACGGGTTCACCGTGGCTCCGAAATCGCCCGAGAGGGCGAAAAGCTAAACGCTGGTGCTACCACTCTGCTCCCACTTAAACCTCTTATTAGGAAATCCCCATGTCCACACAACTAATCGACACTACAGACACAACACAAACAAACATCACTACTTCATCAAACAAACACATACGCTCAGCGTATTCCCCTCAGCAGAAACACCAGCTCCACTTCTCCGGCCCTGGCCGGACTAAGCAATCGTTCAAGGACGAATGCGACATCAACACCATCATGCGCCGCTACCAGGCTACCGGCGAACTCCCCAACATCAACACCCTCGAACCCCAATATCTCGACGCCACCGGCTTCGATTACCAGGAACACCAAAACTTTATTGCGGGGGCTAATTCCATGTTCCATCAACTGCCCTCCGCAGTCCGAACTCGCTTCGGAAACTCTCCCGCAGAATTCCTCGACTTCTGCTCCCACGAAAAAAACCGTCCAGAACTGGCGGAAATGGGCCTTCTAAGGCCTATCGCAGAGCCGCTAATACCTACACCTCACTTAACCCCTTCAACGGCTCCTACGGCCTCTCCTGAGGCCGACCTCAAATCCACGATTTGACATCGTTGGCACAGTACATATACTTGATGTAACTGTGCCAACTCGTTAAACTCATGTTAAACGAAACTATCCTCTTGTTTTTACTCCTGAAAGGGTTTCATCATGAAAAAGCGCAGCAGCCTCAAATCCTCCTCCTCGAAAAAACTCTTTTCTGCGACCGCCTCCCGGACCCACCGAAAGAACGTCCAGGGCTCCAGCACGATCATGCGGGGCGGTATCCGTCTGTGACCGATGCCCTGCTACTCCCCGCTCCACGGGTTCAAAGCCTCGAGCACGACGAAAAACGGGAAGCGCAAAATTGCCTTCGGTAACTCCTCCGGCTTCCGCGATCTGCCCGTTACCGTTCCATGCGGTCAATGCATAGGATGCCGCCTTGAACGTTCTCGGCAATGGGCTGTTCGACTCATGCACGAACGCCAGCTCCACGAGCTGGCTGTCTTCGTCACGCTCACCTATGACGATACTCACCTTCCCGATAATGGCTCCTTGGATAAAATCCATTTCCAAGAATTCATGCGAGATCTGCGCAACCTCCATCAGAGGGATGCCCAAAAGTGGAACCGCGAACACCCTGACGCGAAAATTCCACTGCCAAAAGTCCGCTACTTCCATTGCGGCGAATACGGCGAAACCACCCGCCGGCCTCACTATCACGCGATCCTCTTCGGGATCGATTTCCCCGACAAAAAGCGGCACACAGTCACGCCTACCGGCGAAACTCTCTACAGCTCCGAAACCCTCCAAAACCTATGGGGGAAAGGCCACTGTCTTATCGGACAAGTCACCTTCGAATCTGCCGCCTATGTCGCCCGCTACTGCATGAAAAAAATCACCGGAGAAAAAGCCGATGCCCACTACACCTACACCAACACCGTTACAGGTGAAATTGTTAGCCTACTGCCTGAGTACGCAACGATGTCTCGACGCCCTGGAATTGGTGCTGGCTGGTATGAAAGATACGCCTCTGACGTATTCCCATCCGATACAGTTATCACCAAGGGAAGAGAGGCTTCTCCGCCCCGCTTTTACAAAAAGCTACTGGAGCGAGAAGATCCAAAGCTTGAAAGAAAAATCCACTTCAAACGCATCCGAAAGGCTGCGAAACATAAAGCTGATCAAACACCCGAACGGCTCCGCACTCGACTAACTGTCAAGCAAGCCCAACTCTCACAACTCAAAAGGACACTATGAAGCTCAACCTGTACTCCGTACGCGACACCGTCGCAGCAACCTTTTGCCGCCCCTTCGCGGCCGTCAACAATGGCATTGCACTCCGCGATTTCGACATCGCGGCCCGCGATCCTGCCTCTCAGATCGCCAAAACCCCCCAGGACTTCGCCCTCTATCTCGTCGGCACTTTCGACGAAGACACGGGTACCATCACGCATCAGACCCCCGAACTGCTCAAGTTCGCAATCACTAACCCGGAGGAATAAATCATGCTCGGCGCAAAACACAGCAAGACCCCGTCTCACATGACCCACCAGTTCAGTCAGGTGCCCAAAGCGGAAATCCCCCGCTCCTCATTTGACCGCTCCCACGGCTACAAGACCACCTTCGACGCCGGCTATCTGGTTCCGATCTTCATCGACGAGGCACTCCCCGGCGATACCTTCAATGCCAGCATGACCGGCTTCGCCCGTCTCGCTACCCCGATCTTCCCCGTCATGGACAACATGTTCATGGACACCTTCTTCTTCTCCGTTCCCGTTCGTCTCATCTGGGACAACTGGCAGAAGTTCAACGGCGAACAAATCAACCCTGGGGACTCCACTGACTTCACCGTCCCCCAGCTCACCAACTCCACTTCCGCATTCACGCCCAATTCCCTTGAGGACTACATGGGCCTCCCGATTGGCGTACAAGGCCTCTCTGTCTCTGCCCTCTGGCACCGTGCCTACAATCTTTGTTGGAACGAATGGTTTAGAGACCAAAACGTTCAAGACTCCGTCGACGTCCCCCGTGGCGATGGCCCCGATCTCCACTCGTCCGGCACCTACAACCTCCTCCGCCGTGGCAAACGCCACGACTACTTCACCAGCTGCTTGCCCTGGCCCCAAAAAGGCCCCGCCGTCAATATCCCCCTGGGCGGTAACGCCCCGGTCATCGGAATCGGCAAACTCGGCAACCAAGTCTTCGACGGTGCCGCCGATCCAACCGTCTATGTCACCGGCGGTCTCACCGAAAACTGGGGTGCCAACACCTATGTCGGCATCAACCCGCAAACCACACAAGGACAAATCGGCATCCAGCAAGACCCTGCTAACCCCGGGTTCCCCGGTATCTACGCCGATCTCACCAGCGCCACTGCCGCAACCATCAACAGTCTCCGTCAAGCGTTCCAGATCCAAAAGATCTATGAGCGCGACGCCCGCGGCGGCACTCGCTACACCGAGCTCATCAAGTCTCACTTCGGTGTTACTTCCCCGGATGCCCGCCTCCAACGCCCCGAGTACCTCGGCGGTGGCTCAACCCCTATCAACATCAACCCCGTTCCCCAAACCAGCCCAACCGGCGCTTACGCAACCACTCCGCAAGGCAACCTGGCCGCCTTCGGCACCGCACAGCTCCACAATCATGGCTTCACCACGTCCTTCACCGAGCATTGCGTCATCATCGGCCTCGTCTCTGTCCGCGCCGATCTGACCTATCAACAAGGCCTCGACCGTATGTGGAGTCGTAAAACTCGCTTCGACTTCTATCTCCCCGCACTCTCCCACCTGGGGGAACAAGCCGTTCTCCAGCAGGAGATCTTCGCGTCCGGCGTACCTGCAGAGGATCAGAAAGTCTTCGGGTACCAGGAGCGATTCGCCGAATACCGCTACAAGCCTTCCCGCATCACCGGCGAATTCCGCTCCTCCTTCCCTCAATCCCTCGATGCCTGGCATCTCGCCCAGGACTTCGCTACGGCCCCCGTCCTCGACT